CGATGTTTGATAAACTACCCATTTCGGCATTCCTATCAGAACCAGAGATACCTGACCCTGATATGACTTTACATAATTTACAGTTCTGGAACTGTATGGACTATGGTGTTGTTGCTGTTCAGAAGCAGTTTATCGGTTCAATGCACTATGAAGTCTATACAAGAGACTTTGGCAACCAAACAGGCACCTATATCTGCACTTTAGACAACTATCATGACAGTGTAGATGCGATTGACTACTCAACAAGTGAACAACCTGCTGAACATAAGTCTCATAACCTCTTGGAATTGGATAATGGGCAGTTTTGTCTCTATCCAAATAATCGAATGAGGATATATGACAACAGTATTACTCCAGAAACACCTAAAGTGCCCGATTTTAAGGTTTCAACTGCTTATTATCAAGTTGAAAACGGTCATGACCGTGATGGACTCGGTTCTGAAGACAATTATTACTGGAAAACAGCAAAAGAACGGAATCAAGAGGATGGAAGAAAACCTTTCGATCCGAAACTAGGATAAATATGTAAAAAAGGAGTAAAATGGTCGTAAAAGTTGATAAAAGTAAGGAATTTATCAAGAGTGGTAAAAAATTAGTAAGTGAATATCCCAGACAATCGGGTATAAATAATACTAAAAATACCATTAATGGCAATTCAGCGTAAATCAAGAGCATTTAAGGATATAAGTTTGTCTTTTTCACCACATCCAGTGACAAAAGACCTTCCTGTGCTGATTAATGAACGTGCAATTGTCAGATCTGTGAGAAATTTAGTTGAAACTATACCTACTGAGAGGTTTTTTAACTCTTTACTTGGTACTGACATCAGAGGTTCTCTATTTGAGAACTTTCATGCGTCAACTGTCACTATTATAGAAGACCAAATTCGTGAATCTATACGAAATTTTGAACCGAGAGTGGGTGAAATCGGTATTGAGATAGAAGCAAGACCAGATTTAAACGAATTTGAAGTAAAAGTGATATTTGATATTATAGGTCTCGAAGTTCCGACTCAATCATTCACTTTCCTTTTAGAACCAACGAGATAATATGCCCTTTACTCAATTTACAAACCTAGACTTTGAAGATATCAAAGTACAGATTAAGGATTTTTTACGTTCAAACTCAAATTTTACTGATTTTGACTTTGAGGGTTCTAACTTTTCAGTTTTAATTGATACTTTAGCATATAACACATATATTAATGCATTTAATGCTAACTTAGTTGCAAATGAGTCATTTTTAGATTCTGCTACTATTCGTGAGAACGTGGTTTCACTTGCAAGAAACATAGGTTATGTACCACGCTCCAGAACCGCTGCAACTGGTACAATTAAAATAGGTGATGTTAACTTAGGTGCAACAACAGATGCCACTCCAAAGTCATTAAAACTACGTTCAGGACTAGTTTGTATTGGTAATGTTGAAAACACTACATATAGATTTTCTATTCCAGATACTGTTACCTCTACAAGAGTAACAGATATTGGAGGTACTTCATTTGCTCAGTTTGATGATGATATTACAATTTACGAAGGAACATACCTTCAGAGAGTATACAGTGTTAATACAACAGTTGATCAAAGATTTATAATTGATAGTCCAGGTATTGATAGTTCAACTTTAAGAGTTTACATTTCTGCTGATGGTGATTCATCTATTGGTAGAAAATGGAATCAAGTAGATAATATTTTAAATTTAAGTAAAACCTCTGAAATCTATCTTACACAAGAAGTACAGGATGAAAAATATGAAATATTATTTGGAGATGGATTTTTTGGTAGAAAATTACAAAATGGTCAAACAGTGACTGCAACTTACATTGTAACTGATGGATTAGATGGAAATGGTCCTTCTGAGTTTAGTTTTCAAGGAACGTTTTCTAAAGATGACGGTACCTTCTTTACACCAAATGATAATGTAGATATTACTACTACAAGAAACGCTTCTAATGGTGCTGAAGTTGAGGATGTGTCGTCTATTAAGTATTTGGCACCAAGACTTTATTCAGCACAGTATAGAGCAGTTACACCAAGAGATTATGAAGCAATAATTCAATCAATTTTCCCTAAAACTGAGTCGGTTGCAGTAGTTGGTGGAGAAGAACTTGATCCACCACAATTTGGTAAAGTTCAAATAAGTATCAAACCTAAAAATGGTACATTTGTATCAGACTTTGATAAGGTGCAAATTAAAAACAAACTCAAAAATTACTCTATTGCTGGTATTAATTCCGAAATTGTTGATCTAAAAATACTATATGTCGAACTTGATTCAACAGTTTATTTTAACCCATCTCAAGTTGCTTCCAATGTTAATCTAAGAAGTGATATAATATCTGCATTACAACTATATTCACAGAACGTAGAAATTAATAAATTTGGCGGTAGATTTAAATATAGTAAAATTAATCAACTCATTGATCGTGTTGATAATGGTATTACTTCAAATATCACTAAAGTTATTGTCAGAAGAGATTTAAAAGCATCTCTCAATCAATTTGCTCAGTATGAACTTTGTTTTGGTAATCGTTTTAATATAAATCCCGCTGGTTACAATATAAAAAGCACTGGATTTACAGTTTCAGGATCAGATAAGATTGCATACCTCACTGATGTACCAAATAAAGACTCTGCAGGTAACTTAGACGGTAGCATGAAGGGAACAGTCAGCATTGTATATAAGAACAACAAAAATCAACAAGTTGTTTTGGTTAAAGGTGCTGGAGGAGTTGATTATAAAAAAGGTGAAATAATACTTAATACAACTAATATTATATCAACAGTTGCAGAAAATAATATAATTGAAGTACAAGCATATCCAGAATCAAATGATGTTGTAGGTCTTAAAGACTTATTTGTTAGTTTTAACGTATCGAATAGTACCATAAATATGAAAGAAGACGTAATTGCATCAGGAGAAGATGTTTCAGGTGTTGTATTCACAAGAGACTACTTTACCTCAAGTTACTCAAATGGAGTCCTAGAGAGGAAATAATTTATGTCACAATTTGACAAAAGAATAAATGTCAATACAATTATTGAAAATCAATTACCAGAGTTTATACTGTCTGATTTTCCTAATGCTACAGAATTTTTCAAGCAATATTATATCTCTCAAGAATTTCAGGGAGGTCCAAGTGATCTTATCAATAATTTTGATCAATATTTAAAAGTTGATAATCTTGTACCAGAAGTTGTTGTTGGTCTTACAAGCATCTCTTCAGCAATATCTACATCAGATACAACTATTACTGTTCCAAGTACAAAAGGATTTCCAAGTGAGTATGGATTATTAAAAATAGATGATGAGATAATTTCATATACTGGTATTACCTCAACATCTTTTACAGGTTGTATTCGTGGATTTAGTGGAATAACTGGATATAATGTTGGAGTTTCTTCATCCCTGCTTCAAATCAATCAAGAAAAATTAAAATTTGAAGATACATTAGCAGCATCACATACCTCTGGATCATCTCTAACCAATCTTTCTGTATTATTCGTGCAAGAATTTTACAAAAAGATGAAGAAGACCTTTTTACCTGGTCTTGAAAATAATGATTTTACTGAAGATTTAGATGTTGGAAATTTTGTAAAGTTTGCTCGTTCTTTCTATCAATCAAAAGGTATAGAAGAATCAATTAGAATATTATTCAAAGTATTATATGGTGTTGAGTCAACAATATTAGATTTAGAAAATAATTTAATCAAACCCTCAAGTTCTGAATTTATTCGTAGAGAAGTTATAGTAGCAGATGTAATTGGAAGTGGTGAACCACAAAATCTTGTAGGACAAACAATATTTAAATCAGATGATTTGAATACTAGTGGATCAGTATCAGGGGTAGAACCTTTTAGTCGTGGTGGTAAAACATATTATAAATTATCTTTATTTGTTGGATATAACGATAGAGATTTAATCGAAGGTGTCTTTTCTATACCAGGTAATACAAAAACACTTACTAATTCACAAACAGGTGCATCAGTAATCACAGTTGACTCAACTGTAGGATTTGGAACAACAGGAACTATTGTAAGTGGTACAAATACAATAGATTATACATCTAAATCAATAAATCAATTCTTTGGATGTAGTGGTGTTAACATTGGTATAAGCACTGCAGATAGTGTTCGTTCAAATGAAACTGTTTTTGGATATGAAAATGGCGATTTATCTAAAAAGGTTGAGTTAAGAATTACTGGTGTATTATCAGAGTTAGTTCCAGACATTAATGTTAATCTTGTAAATGAGGGTGAAACACTTTTCGTTAAGAATGTTGGTGAAAAAATAGAAAACAATAATGCAGACTATAAAGAAATTTTTGCAAATTCATGGATTTATAATACTAGTTCAAGATTTCAAGTTGAAGGAACTGGTCCTTATACTCTAAAAACTGAAATTGATAAGTCTTCTTTGAAAGTTGGTGATACGTTTGAAATATTAAAAAGAAATGAGCAAGTAGTAATTGGTAATTTTAATGTAAAAAGTGTTAATCTAACAACCAAACAAGTAGATATTGAAAATCAATCTCTAATAATACCTTTCCAATCAAATGAAAATTACGATATTCGTCGTGTAATAGAAAAAGCAAATAGCACTGGTGTTGCAATTGCTGTTGGAAATGAGACTCTTATTTCTGATGTTTTAAATGTCTATACTGACTCTAGTGTTGATGGATATGTAGCATCCAATTCTCTTCCAAGTTATGACGTAGATGTTGATATAGCAAAAGAATCTTTCACTGGTGCTAGTAATACAGCAAATTTTGATGGATTAAATCCACTTAATAATCTATATTCTTTCATTAAATTTACACCTACTTCTAATTCAAAAATAGATCTCATTCAAGGTGATGCTGTAGTTTACGAAGCTGTTGAAGAAGAAATAGTTGGTTTATCATCTGGAAGAGTATATTATGTTGACCCTCAACCAGAACCTGCAGGTTCTCAAATTAATAGGATTGCTCTTTATAATTCTAGAAGTCAAATAGGTTCTGCAAGCACTGTTCAAGTTGGAATTGGTTCTACAACCACTGGTATTCATAATTTTATTTTACAAAGACATGCAAATCGCAAATTAGATGCAGATAAAATTCTAAGAAGAATACCTCTCTCTCAAAACTTATTTGTTTCATCAAATCACGATGAACCTGTAAATGATATTGGAATATTAATTGATGGTGTTCAAATTCACTCGCCAGTATCCGATGATAATATTTTCTTCGGACCTTTAGATAGAGTTGAAGTATTAAATGCGGGAGAAGGGTATGATGTTGTAAATCCACCAGTCATAACTGTGGAAGCAAGCACTGGAACTACTGCATTAATTGATCCGATTATATCTGGAACTGTTGAAAAAGTATATGTTGATCCTCAAGAATTTGATATTCAAGCAGTAACTAATATATCTTTAACAGGTGGAAACGGTAATGGATGTTCATTAGAACCAGTTTTAGGTTCAAGATTTAGGGATATATCTTTTGATAGTAGAGATATATTCTTTAATGGTGGTATTGATAAAGACGATGAAACTATAACATTTAAGACACAACATAATCTAGAAAATGGTCAAAAAGTATTTTATCGAAATGAAGGGAATGCATCATTAGGTATAGGTAATGCTTATGATGCCAGTAATACTATAACAGGCACTTTAGCAGATGGTGATCCATATTTTGTAAGAGTTGTAAATCCAACAACAGTTAGAATATTTAATACAAAGATAGATGCATTAGCAGGTATTGCAGGTATTAATACAGTAGGTTTAGCAACAGATACTGCTGCAAGTGGTATTCATAAGTTTAGAACAGAGACTAAAAATACTCTTCTTAGTGTTAGAGTTTTAAATGGCGGTTCTGGATATCAATATAGAAAGTTAAGAGTTGATCCAGCAGGTATCTCCACATCATTCGATATAGTTAATTACGATAATCATGGATTTTCTGATGGAGATATTGTAGAATATTCACCTACCGTTGGATTAGGTTCTACAACTCCTAAAGCAATTCAAGGATTAACAACTACTTCATCATACTATGTTATGAAAGTTGACGATAATTCTTTCAAATTAGCAGATGCAGGTATAGGTGCAACTATAAGTAGCAATTTTACTAGAAAGAATTTTGTAGGATTAGGTTCAACAGGAACAGGATATCAAACATTTACTTATCCTGAAATAAAAGTAAACGTAGAAGTTTCTTATGGTTCTACAGTTACTGGTACTATAAACTTCACACCTGTGGTTAGAGGTTCATTTATAGGTGCTTATTTGTATGAGGGAGGAACTGAATATGGTTCAAGTATATTAAATCATCAAGTAAAACCAAATATATCAATTGAAAACGGAAAGTCTGCAGAATTAAAAGCAATTATTGCTAATGGAAAAATTGAAGATGTTATTGTTGTAAATCAGGGTGAACAATATAATTCATTACCTGACATAACAATTACATCAACTGGTACAGGCACAGGTGCTGTTGTAAGACCTGTCATCAGTAATGGGGTAATTACTGACACAATCGTCATAAACTCTGGTATAGGTTATAGTAGTTTAACTACAGAAGTTCGTGCTGAACAGACTGGTAAGAATGGATTAATGGGTGCAAGGGTTAGATCACTTACAGTAAACACATCAGAGAGATTTGGTGATACTAATCTTACATCTAGAGAGAATTCATTGACATTTGGTATATTAGGATATTCACAATCAACCGCATCAAATCTTGAAAAAACTTTTGATATTAAGAATAATGGTGAATTTGATAAAATAAATGCACACTCACCTATCATAGGTTGGGCTTATGATGGAAATCCAATATATGGACCTTTTGGATATTCTGATCCTGATAATATAAACTCATCTCTAAAAATAATTGCATCATCATACAAGAAAGATATATCAAAAGTTTCTAATAGACCTTCTGGATTTGACGAAGGATTTTTTGTAGATGATTATGTTTATGATGGAACTGGGGATTTAGATATTCATAATGGACGTTTTTGTAAAACTCCTGAGTTTCCAAATGGAATATATGCTTACTTCAGTACAGTAGGTTTAGCAACAGGTGGATTTACAAATAATGGAGTATCACTAAGTAACAAATTAGTTGGAGTATACCCATATTTTATAGGTAATTCTTATAGATCACCAGTTATAAATGATAACTTAGTGTTAACACATGATTTTAATTTCAATAATTCAAATTTAGTTAGAAACACTAAACCATATAATGTTGGAGAAGAGTTTGCTGACAACGATTTCATAGAAGAATCAAGTGAGTATATAAGACAGATATCAAATATTGAAGCAGTAACTAAAGGTGGAATTGATAATATAACAATTTTAGATGGTGGTACAGGATATAAAGTTGGAGATCTAACATCATTCAATCATGACGATACAAATGGATCTGGATTTAGTGCTGAAGTATCTGAAATAGTTGGTATTGGAGTGTCTAAAATTGAAACTACTCTCACTAGATTTAATAATGTAGTGTTCACATGGAATAGTAGTAAACAGGTTCAAGCAAATTATCTCCCATTTATAGAACTTAATAATAAAGATTCAGTCTTTGTTTCTGGATTAAGCACGTCCGTAACTAATTTAACAAATTCATTTAGTATTGGTGTAAGTACTGATACAGTATCACTAGGAAAATCAATGACTGTTGGTAATTCAAGTGGTTTAGTTCAAGATGTATTTGTTAATAAAATACCATCTACAGTTTCTGTTGGTGGATCAATAAGAATAGGTGTAGGTAGTTCTACTGAAACACTTAAAGTTCTTAATATTTTTGATACTAGTAAGGTAATAAGAGTATTCCGAAACGTTGGTGTTGCACATACCTTTGGTTCTAATGTTGATATATTGAACAATAGATTTACAATTCCTGTAAAAACAGATAAATTTATTTCTAAAGTAAATGATATTGTTTACTTTAATGGAGTTCAGTCCGTTGGTGTAGGTACTGATAATGTTGGTTACACCACTAATTACTACATTGGTGAGACAGTAACACAAACTTCTATACCAGAAAGAGCGATTTATTTACCTAATCATCCATTTGTTACAGGTCAAGAAGTAACTCTTGCTAGACCTAATGTATCTAACGCAGAATTTGATGTATCACCTAATGATAGTTCAGTTGGATCATTTGAATTACCATTTACAGGACAAACATCTACAGATGTTTTTGTAATTAAGAAAGATGAGAATTATATTGGTTTAGTTACAACAAGAGCTGGAGTTGCTAATACTAGTGATGGTTTATATTTCTTAGGTAATGGTATTTCAGGTATTGGTTCTGGATTGTATAATCTTACATCAAAACATGTTCAAGTTCTTGGTGATGTTGATAAAGTTACAAGTACTGTTACCACTAAAATAGGTGCTGCAGAAACAACAACACACAATTTACAAAACGGTGATGTAGTATCAATGAATGTGGTTCCTAACCTTTCTGTTGGTATTGGAACAACGACACCAATTTCTGTTAGATACAATTCAGAATTTGAAAAATTAGTTATAAATCCTATCACTTTTGCAAGTTCAGATGTAGAGGCAAATAGATTAGACTTAGAAGATCATGGATTCAATACTGGAGATAAGGTTTTATATGATGGTTCTGCAACAGGATTATCAACAGGAACATATTTTGTTTATAAAATTAGTGACAGATATTTCCAATTAGGACAGACACTTAGAGATGTAACAGTAAGTCCTATAAACATAGTATCAATTACAGCAAATTCTGGTGGTGCAAATCAATCAATAGCACCTATAAATCCTAGAATATCAGTTGTTAAAAATCAAAAATTAACATTTGGTTTATCAAGCACTACTTTAGCTGATTTTGATTTTAAATTATTTTATGATCAAGGATTAACAAATGAATATTTAAGTTCACAAGATACAACTGACTTTAATGTTGTTGGAGTTGGAACTATTGGAATAGGAACTTCACCAGATAGACCAATAGTAGGTGCTGCTTTAACAGTTCAATATTCTGTATCTTCACCTGATAGATTATATTATGGATTATCAAAAGGTGGATATATTAGCACTGCTGATACTGAAGCTCCAAATTATGGAGAAATATTATTTGTTGATAGCATATACAACGGAGAATATAATGTATCTGGAGTTACATCCGAAACATTTAACATTTCACCAAAAGTTCCAGAGTTCTTAAGATATTCTGAAATTGATTGTGAAAAATTAGAATATTCAACCAAATCAAGTAATGTTGTAGGTTCAATAAAAGAATTTAGAATTTTATCATCTGGATATAACTACAAAAAATTACCACAATTTAATAGTATATCAAGTATTAATGGAACAGGAGCTAATATAAAGAGTTCATCAGATACAATAGGAAAGATTAAAAAGGTAAGAATTGTTGATGTTGGCTACGAATATTCTGCAGATAAAACTTTAAGTCCAGAGGCATTCATTGCTCCTGTTGCAAATATTGATAATTTAGATACTATCACTGATGTTGAAATTATCAGTGGTGGTAGTAATTATTCAAGTGCACCTAATTTAATAGTTTTTAATCCAGTTTCAAATATTGTTGTTGATACTTCATCATTACAAGCAATTGCACCCAATCAAACTGTATCCAGTGTTAATTTGATTGCACCAATTAATGGATTAGATTCTGTTAATCATAAAGTTGTTGCTGTAAATAATTCTAATGGTGTTGGAATAAATTCTGTAACCTTATCAGAATACCCAAATGCTGGAGTAGTAACTTGCTTCCTTGAAACTCCCACAAATGGGTTTGTAACCGAACCATTTGCTATTGGAGACAAAGTGTTTGTTGAAGGTTTATTACGTGTTGGAGAGGCAGGAATAGGTGCTACACAGGGCGGTATTACAACTAACACTACAGTCACTGGTGATGGATTTAATTCTGAAAATCATAATTACCAATTCTTCGATGTTCAAAATTATATTGCTGGTACACCATCACAGTTAGTATTCAGTTTAGCTGGTGTAACTACAAATCCAGGTATTGCAAAAACATTCCAATCTGGTTATGCAACTTTAATAAACAAAAATAATTATCCAGATATAAAACCAGTTCAAAGTAGAGGTGTATTTGAACTTAATGAAAAATTAAATGTAGGAACTGAAAAAACTGACCTTATAGTAGTTGAGATAAGAGATGATTATATAAAAATTGATGGTTTGTTTGATGTTAAAAAGGGTGATAGAGTAACAGGAACTATAAGTGGTGTTTCTGCTGAGATACTTTCGTTGAATAAAAATAAAGCAAAATTCAAAATTGATTTCTCAAGTAGACAAGAATATGGTTGGTTGGATGATACTGGAAAATTAAGTGAAGATTATCAAGTTATTCCAGATAATGATTATTATCAAAACTTATCTTATTCTGTTAAGAGTACTATAGAATGGGATAAATTTGTAAATCCCGTAAATCGTTTACTTCATCCAGCTGGATTAAAAAACTTTGCTGATACCTCAATAGAAAATAATGTAAAAGTTGGTGTTGGAACAACTACTAGTTCTCTATCAACAATTATACTTGATGTTGTAAATGAAAACAATAGAGTTGATGCAATAAACAATTTTGATTTTGTTAAAGATTATGATACTTTAAACAATAAATCTAAAAATTTACAATTTACAAATAAAATTTTAACTGATTTTTCAAGATGTATTAGTAATAGAGTTTTATTACATGACGATATAAGTTCTGAATTTTCTAGTGTTGGATTCTCTGCTAATAATAGCGTAGTTGAAGCATTAGATGCTGATTTTGGAAATTATTTAATTCAAATAGTTGACCCTGATACCTTTGATACTCAATTTAGTGAAGTTGTTGTTTTAACTGATGAAGACGATGTTATATTATTTGACAAATCAAATGATTTTACAACATCTAAGTTAGGTGATTTTAAAACAGAGATAACATCTACTGGAAATAAAAATTTATTATTTGAGCCAGTAGATAAGTTTACAAAAGATCATGATATAAAGGTATTAAAAATAGACTTTAATACAGATTTAGTTGGCATTAATACTAATACTGTTGGTAATACAAAACTTACAGGTTCAAATATTAATGTTGCTGCTGGAACAACAGTATCAATCGCAGAATTTTCTAAGACTGATTTCAATGCATTATATGCAAACATTTATGTTGAAGATACTGCAACCAAAGATGTTAATTACAATGAAGTAATAGTTGATTTTGATGGAACTGATACCTCAATTTCTCAAATTTATGTTGATAAGAAATTATCAAGTAGTCAAAGTGCTGTTGGAATAATTACAGCAAAATTTGAAAATGATTTAATTAAATTACAAATTAATGATAATACTGGAAATGGACTAGAAGCAAGGACAAATATAGTTGGATTAGGAACAACCACTGCTGGTATAGGCACATATCGTTTTGCTGTATCAGATCAACCTGCAGGTGCAGAAAGAAGTGCAAGATTACAATCTGGATATGCTACAGGAACTGCAAGTACAATTACATATGCAACTATAAACAAAGATATTGATAGTTCAGTTAAATCACTTGTAAGAGTATCGTGTGGTGAAACATCTGCTGTACATCAAATTATTGCAATTCGTGATGCAGATGATATTTTAACAGTTCAATATCCATTTGTATCAATGGGGTCAACAACTGGTATTGGAACATTTGGTGGTGAAATAACTGGTAATGATATAAATTTACGTTTTTATCCTGATGCTGAATTTACATCTTTAATAGAAGTTCAATCATATAATCAAATTTTCTATACAGCAAATGATTTTGATAATACTCCACCAAAATTATCATACGGAACTGTATCTCAAGAATTATTCTTATCAACATATGATGGATTAGAAGGAAGGAGAGCAAATAAAACTAAATTTGATCTAAAATTTGACGGTACACCAATCTACTCGAAGACATTCAATCCAAATTCTGGAATTCTTAGCACTTCAACTGGAATATTCACAATACCAAATCATTTCTTCAATACTAACGAAGAATTGACATATGCAACTGGGTCATCATTTATAGGTGTTGCAGCGACTGCTTTATCGATAGGATCAACTGCCAATACTGCAGGTGTGGTAACTACTATTCTTCCAACAACAGTTTTTGCAAAAGTAATTGATGAAAATAAATTCCAATTATTCTCAAGACCTGAGTACGTATCTTCAGGTGTTGCAATAACATTTACAGGAATAGGTACAGGTAATGCTCATAAGTTGACTATGAACAAACAACTTACTAAAACTATGATTGGTTTGGATGGTGTTGTTCAGCAACCAATCTCTTTTACATCAATCGCACATACACTAGATGCAAGCATAACTGCAACTACTACTCAATTTGTTTTAAGTGGAATAGGTTCTATTCAACCAAGTGATATATTAAAGGTTAATGATGAATATATGAAGATCACACAAGTTGGTCTTTCTAGTTTAGCAACAGGTACAATCAATGATGCAGTAGATGTTGCTGCTGGTATTGCAACTCTTCCCGTAGTAAAAGTGGAAAGGGGAGTTCTTGGTGTTGGTGCTACTTCACATGCTGCAAATGATAATGCTAGAGTTCATAGAGGTTCATTTAATATTGTTGAAAGTTCTGTTTACTTCATAGAACCTCCAAAAGGAAATACTAGATCAAGAAGAACAGAAACTAATTTACCATTTGTAAAGGCAGACTTTAGTGGAAGAACATTCCTAAGAAGTGATTACACTACAAATATGCTGTTTGATGATATATCAGATGACTTTACTGGTATAGGTAAAACATATAGTTTAACTGTTGGCGGAGCAAATACATCATCAGGAATAGGCGTAGGCAATGGCGTTCTATTCATTAACGGAATATTCCAAACACCATTAACAACAAATAATGATGGACATAATTATGAATTTATTTCAGATACAACTGCAGGATTATCAACTGTACAATTTACAGGAATAACTTCTGAGAATGGACAGTTCATTGTATCAGAATCAGATATTAATCAAAATCAAGTTCCAAGAGGTGGTTTAATTGTATCATTAGGATCTACACCTGGTCTCGGATATGCTCCTTTACAAGGTGCAAAGGCATCATTGTTCAAGAACTCTGCTGGTGCTATCACTAGTGTTGTTGGTATTGCAACAACGTCAGGTGTTAATTATGGTATAAGCACTGCTGCATACGATAATATTACAGGTATTATCACAGTCACAACAGATAAAGTTCACGGGTTCTCATTAGGAAGACCAAATACTGTTCAATTAAAAGGACTAGAGTTTGTATGTCCGAAGACTGTTGTTGGACAACCTACTAATGCTACTTACGATGGTGTAACTGGTATCTCTACAATAACAATTGCAAATCATGGGTTAGTAAATGGTGATGCAGTTATTCTAGAAACAGGTTCAATATGCTTTACTTGTACAAAAGATAGTAATAATTCAACTCATTGTTATCCTCGTGCAACAGATCCTGCAGCAAATCAATATTTGACAGTAAGTAATGTAACTACAAATACATTCCGAGTTAATGTTGGTGCATCTAATCCAGGTGATGTTTATGCCCACACCTTTGTTTCAGCAACTGCTACTGCGGTCAAGACAATTGGTGGTGGTGGATATGTTGGAGTTACAACTACAATATTCCAAGATCATGACAGACCTCTGTTCCTTGTAGGAATAGTTTCTGAGAGAACATTTGAAGTTCAAGCAGGAGCAAGTACAATTCCTCATACCTATCAAGGTGGTGGACATGCATTTGAATATTTTGCAGATAATACATTTGGTTCAGGATATAGAGGTGGCACTGTTTCAATTGGTGTAACTGACCAAGCATATGTTCATAGATTTGTAAGTGCTGGTATTGGTTCTATCAGAAAGACTACTTTCAATGGAACTCAATATACTGCTACAAATGCAGATTATGAGTCACATAGTGGACTTCTTAAATTAACCATTCCTGGTCATAATCTTACAACAAGTGATAATATTGGTATTGATACTGGTGGATTAGTGTTCAAGTGCTCTAAGGATGGATTCTTTAGTAATCATCCTTATCCTAGAGGACTTTCAATTACAAGTAATCCTAGTGGAGATCCAATAGCTGGAGTTCAAACTGGCATTGCTGCTACTACAACTAGCACAGTTACAATCTTTGTTGGACAAGGTGGTGGAGGTGGAACAGGTGCAAATATAACTGCAACTGTTGGAGTTGGTGGAACTCTTGCATTTAATATTGTTTCTGCAGGTACAAGTTATGTCAATCCAAGATTAATAGTTCCTGAGCCAACATATGAAAATCTACCTGTAGTTGGTGTTTCAAGATTAGGTATTGGAGCAACAACTGACACTGGTTCAAATCTATTATTGAATGTAGAAGTCGGTGCATCTTCAACCACTGTTGGTATTGGTTCAACATTATTTGAAATTAATAAGTTTAGTATTACAAGACCTGGTCATTCATTTAAAGTTGGTGATAAATTTAAACCAGTTGGATTAATAACTGCATCACATCTAACATCACCAATTCAAGAATTTGAATTAGAGGTGCTTGAAATATTCAGAGATAAATTCTCTGCATGGCAATTTGGTGAAATAGACTTTATTGATAGTATTGCAAATCTTCAGGATGGAGAGAGGACAAGATTCCCATTATTCTTTAATGGTCAAATATTAAGTTTTGAAAAAGACGTATCAAGTGGCACTTCACTTTTAATTGATTTGGATGCAGTATTACTCATATTCATTAATGGAGTATTACAAAAACCAAAAGAATCATATCAATTTGAAGGAGGTTCAACATTCTTATTCAATGAACCACCAGATTCAGGAGACAAAGTTGATATATTCTTCTATAAAGGTCAAGATGGAGTTGACGTTATTATTAAAGATATTCAAGAATCAGTAAAAGTTGGTGACGAGTTTAGAGTTCTTAAAAATGATGTTACTGGTATAACAACATCTCAAGAAAGTGACAGGGTTGTCAAACAGATATTAGGTGCTGACTTAGTTGAGACTGATATTTACACTGGATTGGGAATAGATGATACAAACGAAAAACCAGTTAGATGGGAAAAGCAAAAAGTAGATGTAATTCTAAATGGTGAAATAATTGATAAAACAAGACCATCTATCGAACCTCAAATATACCCAACTGCGAATATTATTGGTGATTTATCAATAACTAGTGGTCAAGGAACTGGTGCAAATGATGGTATATTTGTAGATGATGCAACTGCATTCCTTTATGAAAAAGAGAGATATAGTCAATCTGGTGATGGTAAAGTCGATGCGTTAATATCATCTGGAAGTTTTGGTGTGGGAGCAGCAGCAACTGCAACAGTTTCAATCGCTGGAACAATTAGTGGATTAACTCTAACTGATGCAGGTTCAGGATATACAGGAACTGTTGACATTGGAATTCAAGCTCCAGAAGATGTATTCATTGGGATTGGAAGCACTGCTACTGCAACAGCAACAGTATCAAATGGACAAGTTACATCTCCTATTATTGTAAATTCGGGTTTAGGATATACATTTACTAAACCTCCTAAAGTTATTATTTCATTACCTACATTCCAGACTGAAAAGATTAATACTATTGAAAATGTAGAAGGATATACTGGTATTATTACTGGTATCGCACAAACTACCAGATCTGGTGGAGGTCCTGCACTTAAGTTCTTCTTTAATGCAGTTACTCAAAATTCAAGTGGTGTATTAGCAAACGTAGATGCAGATAAATTAAAAGTTGGATATCCAATCTTAGTTACAGGTACAAAAGTAGGAAATGGATTAACATCAGTAAATGGTGTCAATGCATCAGTCGTTGGTATAGGAACTACATTTGTTGATAATGTGTATATTGTCAAAACAATTACTGAAAATGGTTCAATAGGTGAAATAGTTTGTGATGTTCATACAAATAGTACATCATCTATATCTGGTATAAACACAGTTGGTTTCCACTCAACTGGTCAGTCAGGTATGACAACTTCTCTAGGTTCAATAAACTGGGGTAGGTTATATGGTGGTAACTTAGTTCGTTCAACAAATCCAATATCTATTGGGGTAACTGGACTAACTGTTGATGCAGGTCTTTCTACTTTCCCAACAATTCAGCGTAAAAATTACGTTAACACCTCTGTAAGAGGTTTGAGATCAACTGGGTCGATAAGAGTATTTGGACTTTGATTATGGAACCCCTTATAAATAAAAAGAAAAGTTAAGATTCGATGCCAGCAATAGTTACTGATCA